ATTTTATCCCGTTTTTTCGCAAACAGCTAGTGGATGTCACCGACCTAGAGAAAATAATGCGGCAAATTTTGGTAAGAAAGGTTTCACCTGCCACTGTGTTCAGATTGCACGAATCTGTTTCAAAAATCCAGCAAATCCATGTTTGCCTTACAGAGAATAAATCACTTATGTATTATTTGCCCAATTCCGAATGTATTGCCGAAGCATCCGAGTCCATTTGTTCCCGGATATCCAATTTTTTAATGGTGGATGCGTGCAAAAACATCAATTCGTCCACCGTTTCCGAACATATTGTGAAGGCGGGTGTCAATGCGGAGCTGGATGGAATGATGCAGGAATACGATGTTTCCAACAACCTATTCAATTCAATTCACCGGTTTTTGAATATGGTGATGCGATTCTCGCTCAATTTACCCGACGATTCCGAATATGTGAAAATCAATACAACAGAGAAAATGGGGTCTTCTCTCCAAATCACTAAAACGAGAGCCAAAGTTCTCAAACAATTACTCGATAAGGATGAGTATGGTGGGATGCCCTGTTTCCGCGGAATTCTCACGAAAGTGAAGTCGGGAACTGTTTTGTTCCATGGTTCACTCATTGATTTTGGCGACCTGAAATTCAAAACGGCGACCACGACCGCCGAAGAAATTGGGTTTGACCAATTGACCAAACTTACTGGCAAAATCTTAAAGTTGGAGCATTCAATTGAACATAAAATTGCGGTCTTATATGCCGAATTCGTAGAGAAAGTCTTGGAAAATGAATGCTATGAACACATTGATAAAATTGTTGAATATGTGGCTTCTCTCGATGTCCTGCAATCCAAAACGTATGTGGCGAAAGAGAATCGGTATTGCCGACCCCAGATTGTCGAATGTGAAGGCAATACTTCTTTTGCCAAAGGCGATAATTCTTTTGTTAAAGCCATTGGAATCCGCCACTGCCTCATTGAACATCTTCAGCAAAATGAAATTTATGTTGCCAACGACGTTGAAATCAGCAGCGGCGGAATTCTTTTATATGGAACCAATGCCGTAGGAAAAACCAGTTTGATACGAGCAATCGGAATCGCCACCATTTTGGCGCAATGTGGTTTCTTTGTGCCTTGCACTAATTTCTTGTATAAACCATACCGGTCATTTTATACACGCATTTTGGGAAATGATAATTTATACAAGGGTCTCTCCACATTCGGAGTAGAGATGAGTGAACTGCGCGTCATTTTGAAAAACGCGGACCAACACAGTTTGATTTTGGGCGATGAATTGTGTTCTGGAACGGAAACCCAAAGTGCATTGAGTATTTTTGTTGCCGGATTGATGAAACTGCACGAACAGAAGTCGTCGTTCCTATTTGCCACACATTTCCACGAAATTGTGGATTACGAAGAGATTAAAGCGATGGATAGATTGGCTCTCAAACACATGGCGGTGCATTATGACCGAGAATTGGACTGCCTGGTTTATGACCGATTGTTGAAAGACGGACCTGGCGACAATATGTATGGTTTAGAAGTATGCAAGTCTCTGCATCTGCCAACGGAATTTCTAGACAAAGCATTTGAAATTCGGAACAAGTATTTTCCGGAAAAGGCGGGGACATTGGAGCAGAAAACGTCACACTATAATGCGAAGAAAGTGCGGAGCTTGTGCGAATTGTGCCAGAAAGTATTGAGCACAGAAATACACCATTTAGAAATGCAACAAAATGCGGATGAAGATGGATTCATTAAGGGAACTGCTATCCATAAAAACCATAAAGCGAATTTGATGGCGCTTTGTGAGGAATGTCATTTAAAACAACATAATGCAGAGAAACAACATGATGTAAAGAATAATAATTCGAGAGTAGAGAAGACTGTTATCAAAAAAATTATAAAAAAAAAGACAACCGTTGGTTATCTTACGATATAGATATATATATTTTATCAAAGTAAAATATATACATGGAAAAAGAAGAAGAATCATCTTCTAATTATAGCCCAAGTGATAATGGTTCAACTGGTAGTAACGATTCGGGTAGCAAAACTTTTGGTTTAGATGCAAGGAACATTGATAATTTAAACCCAAGTGCAATTAAGTCTTATAAGATTAAGGTGAATGGCAAAAACTTTGAGTTATTTTTTGAAAACACAATAATTCCAGATGAAATTATAGAAAAAGCGCAAACTTATTCACCATTGTTAATTGACCATATTGGAAAAGGGAGTAAGGGTGTAATTGCAACTAGAAGAAGAACCAGTGGTGCAAAATCACGAGCAAAAACCGCAAAATCGCGGTCCCCCGACAAACTCATAAAACAAATTAAAAGGGATTTAGTGGAAGAAGGAGAACCAGTCATATACACTTGGATGCTTGTTGCTGAGTTAAAAAAAAGTAAGTATCATTACTATTTGTTGTCAAATAAAGTAAAAAGCCGCCAAGAAATTGGGACTACCCATGCAAACATAGAGAAAAGATATGCTGAACAAATGGGTCATTTACCTCACCGAATTTATTTGGCAGGTGAGTTTCAGATAACACCCACAACAATTACATACAATTTTATATCTGGCACCTACATGAAAGATAAAATCGTAAAGTTACAAAATAAAGGTAAGACTGAACGAGAAAACCTCGAATTATATACAAAACCAATTGAAGATTTATTCGGCGAAATGCTTGAAAAATATTTTGACAAATTTAGCATTGTAAGAGGACCACGAAATACATCATATATACCAACAAATGATGCAAACATTACGCCGAAAGAATTGGCATTTTTACAAGATATATTGGGTGAAAAATGGGATACACATGTAAAACGTAGTAATGGGTCAATGGCAAATTATTTGGGAATGCAACCAATAGTAAAATCAAAAGAACAACAAGATGCTGAAAAAGAAAGACTGGAAAAAATGTTGAACAACTTAAAAAAATAAACTTAGTCAAAATCAAGTAAGTTTTTAGAAATCACTGGTTTTTGCAGTTGCATTGTCAAATAAGTGATTGTCTGACGCAAATTGTTGATTTCAGTTTCCGACCTTGCAATAATGAGACGCTGATTTTGCACAGTTTCCTTCAACTTTTCATTCTCAATATAATGATTTGCTTTGTTCAAATTTAAGTTTTGTAACCAGTTCTGATGTGTTTTGGTTTTAATGTGTGCAGAGAAAACTGCATTTGTTTCATATACCTTGTCTTTGCGCGAACCGCAAGGGCACGTTAGACCCTTTTTCAATACAGGAATTTTATCCACATAGTTTCCATGTTCGTCAATACTTGGCATATAATTATCGGGTTCAACTACTAATTCCATTTTTTCAAATTATTATTTGATTAATTTATTTATAAATAAATGGAATTAGTTTTATATTACTTTCTTATTTGAAGAAGCTTCTTCAAACGTAGCCTTTTTGATTGTTCCTTCTTAACCTTCTTCAGCCTTTTTCTTGTTTTACCCATTCCTGTCCCCGATGTTAACAATGCATTGAATACACCTCCATAATTTGTTCCTATAATGGATGAAACGGTTTCCGCATTTTTATCATTGCTATATCTTTTTCCAGAATATATAAAATTCACTGCGTAATTTTTATCCGGAATTTTACCGTCTTCAACCATTTTTTGTAAAAGTTGGCTTTTTAACTCTCCAATGGTTGTTACATCCGGCACCACCTTAAAGTTATAATTTTGACCACTATATCTGATATTAACCTGCGGTTCCATGGGCGTCGGTGTTTTTGGTTTTTCCACCATTGTATCAAAATAAGCAATGGTAAACGTTTTTTCAATATATTTGTCAATTGAACTTGCAAATTTTTCACTATATTTATCAATAAAATGCTGTTTAAATTCTGCTGATTTTCTTTTGATAAATTCATTTTTCTCACTCGTGAGATAATCTTCCAAATCAGTTTGTGAATCCCACCATTCACTCATGATTTTATCCACATTATCTGGTAAAAAACAAGAATACAAATCTTTATATGTTTCTTTACAATCGGATTTTATACCATTTATATCTGTATCCAGACATAGCGATTGGATTGTAGTTTTAATGTTCAAAAATATTCTCTCATATTGACCCTTTATACAACTGGTTCGTCTACCCGAACTGTATGCAAAAGCACAATCGTTTGTAAACCCTTTAATGTACTCTTTGATGAATTTGGGGCTTTGTAACAAAACAAAAATAATAGTGTCTTGAATTGCGTCTTCATCTCTACGCTCGTATGCAATGTTTAATTGTTTGAGAATTTTTTTTTTTTGTGTATAAACCGGATAATCAATGAGCGGTTTCAAAAGCCGTCTTGTTATTTCCAAAGCGTCTTCATTTTCTTGTATATCCGGCGTGGCTTCATCTGACTTTGAACGAGGCGAAGCGGGGGAATGAGAACTTTTGTTTCCACTATGTTCTTCGTTGTATTTACGAATTGTTTCCATAAATTTGGCAAAATCAAAATCAAAATTGAATTGATTATGAATTTCATAGGCAACCCCTTGATTTCGGTTATTCACTTCTACGAGACCAATCACGCCTTCTAAATTTGCGCCTTCTAAATTTGCACCATCTAAATTTGCACCATCTAAATTTGCACCAGTTAGGTTTGCATCTTCTAAATCCGCACCTGTTAAGATTGCACCTGTTAAGATTGCATTCGTTAAGTTTGCTCTCCTTAAATTTATACGATTCAGTTTTGCACTAGTTAAGTTTGCACCTGTTAAGTTTGTTTGATTTACAAATGCACCAGTTAGGTTTGCATCAGTCAGGTTTGCGCCAGTTAGGTCTGACTTGGATAAATTTGCCTCGGTCAAATTTGCGTCTTTAAAATTAGTCTCTTGTAATTCTGTTTTATAAAGATATGCATATCTTAAATCTGCATTGGTAAAAATAGCATTATGAAGCTTTGCATTTGTAAAATCTGTATTATTCAATATTGCATTTTTAAAAGAAGTGTTATCAAATTCAACATCTTTAAACTCTGCAAAACTTGCTTTTACAAAATCAAAACATACATTTGATGATTTAATGTTGTTAAATATTGCAGCTCTTAAATCTGTATGTATAAAGTCAGCTCCTGATATTTTTGCACCAGTTAAATCAGCACCTTCTAAACTTCCATCTTCAAAATCTACACCTTCTAAATTTGCATCTTTTAAACTAGATTTATCAATTGATACGCCACCCATCATTGCATTTTTTAAATTAGCACCAGTAAAATCAATGCCACTAAATGATTCGCCTTCTAAATACATGTTTTCCAAATTAATTTTTTCTAGGCGGCCAAACAATTCTTTTACATCTTTAATATTATTTAATTTACTCAAATTTTTACCATCTATTATTGGTTGTATGTATGTACGGTTTCTATATCGTGTAGGCATAATTATATAACTACATGATATATTAATTATTTATTATTTTGCTCTTAATTCCATCAAAAGTGTATCAACTTCTGGCTCAGACCCACGAACAAAATGCAGCAGTTTTGCCTTCTTTGTTCCCAATAAAACCTTTCTTAACTGGGGATTTTCAAATTTGGCCGTTAATGCATTTCCTCGCTCAACTCGGTCTCTTCCCCCGTAAAAATCCGGGTCCAAACTGACTTTCTCAAATCCCAGTTCCTTTCTGTATTTGCCCATTTTTCCACCTGCCGCCTTTGCTTTTTTAACATCATTGCAAAATTCACTCTCCGAATCGAGAGAAAACATGGCATAAAAATCGGGAAATCCCTTCTTGAATTTGGAGGCCTGGTAATAATGCTCCACGGTTTGCCACTGTTTTCCGTCAAACGTGAATGGTGCAACATACTCATCATCGAGCATTCGACGCCAATTGGTTATAATCTGGAGGTCTGTAAATTGAAGTAAATCCTGCTTTTCAATCTTCTCTCCGGAACCAGTGCCAGGCGGTTTCTTGTCCGCCGACTTTTCGTAAAACATGAAATGGATATCATCGTCGTATAAATCACTTGGCTCATCGGCCGATTCAGTTCTATATGGACTGATGCCGAATTTTTCTTGAAATCGGCGGAAATCAGTGATTTCATGAAAAGTTCCGGCATTTCTCTCAACGCATTTATTCACAATGAGTCCTTTAATATGGTACGGAATTTCGGAAAACTCCAGTATTTTCTTCTCCTTATACGAAATTAGGTCATAGTGATTTCCGGTATACGATGTCATTATATAGTGGTTTGGTTCTTGAATTAGTGGTTTTACTCCCGTTGCACATTTCATAACTGCGTCTTCTGACCCATTGTCGAAACTTTCTTTGGATAACATAATCATTTTAATATTGAGCTTTTGTTCAATTTCCTCAATGGCAATTTCGTCTGCCCAGTATCTAGACGTTTTTACGGCTTTTTTCATTTCTTCCAAAGATTTAACACCCTCCATGAAACGAAACTGATTATAATAATCAACGGATTCAATGGATTCGATTTTTTTTGAAAGCTCTTTTTTATCTTCGGATGATGATTTTACGGCATCCAGTATTTTTTCTTTTTCAGATTTATCGGCGACTTTGTCGAATCGTTTTTTATATTCTTTTATTTTTTCGGAAATTTTAGAAATATTGGTTTGGTTTCCGTCAATTTCCGCCTTGATTGCTACTTGCAAAGACGAATAAAGGTCAAATGTTTCCTGGGTTAGCGATTCGGCAACAATCTCTCTTAAAGTATCGACTGTGATTTTCTTACCAATTTGGCGGAATGCTTCGACAATCACTGTGAAAAAACAGTCTCCATCTGGGGATACATTATGTACACGATATTCGCCATTTTTCATGAACTTCTGAACCCAATTTGAATTGGCTGATTTGTTTATAAGTTTATCTGCATCAGCTTTTGTTTCGGTTGGAAGCAACTCGGGAATATCCGCATTTCCAATCTTTTCAAAAAACCCTTTTGATTCTTTTTTCTCTCGTTCTTTGATGGACAAATTGTCTTTTTGTTTCATGGAAAAAACGTCTTCTTCGTCTTCATCTTCAACTTCTTTTTCTTCATCTTTTTCATCCCGATGTTTTGGTAAAGGTATTGTGTAAAATTTGGGGTCCGATTTGGATAGTTCCAGAAAATCCTTGTTGACAAAACTATACAATAATAACTCGTTTCCGTCTTTTGCATAACTCTCTACATCAATGGCATCATCTTCATCTGTATACTTGGATAATTCTTTTGACTCAATTTCAATAACGCCAATCTGTGATTTGACAGCATTTTGCGCCATTAAATAGACTGGATAATACAGAATGTTTTTTTCGGTATATGTGTATTTTATTTTTCCAAATGCGATTGCAACGTCTTTGTTGTCTATTTTGGTTTCATATATGGATGACTCGTACTCTTTGTCTTCATCATCGATTGTTTTGATTTCTTTGTATTTAATTTCGGGTTTAATCTTTGAATGAACCATTTATATACTAAACAAATAAATCTTATATGGATTTTATAAAAATGTTTTTATAAAAAATGTTTTATGAATATATGGATTTTATAAAAAATGTTTTTATAAATTTACTTACCAATCAAATCCATATACTTGAATTTGGTTCGGCTGGATAATCCAGGCTTCTTTTCAGGCGAAGCCAGCTTCTCAAATATGGGTCGGAACTTCTCCTTGAGCTCTTTGCTAAAATGACTAAATACAATAACTATATTTTCACTAATTTCTTCCACCTCCTTTTGTTTCTCTGCAGTCTCAACAATTTCTAAAATGTGTGCCAACAAATCTTCAGTAATCTTAAACAAATTACTTTGCTGGAAACTTTCATACGCACCAGTCTTTGCAATGTCGCAAAGTAGGTTTGTGATATTTTTACGAGTATTGTTATTCGCAGAAAATTCGCAAAACGCATCGTAATCAATATTCTGGTCAACGTCCACAATGTTTTGCATTGTTGTTAAATATGCGGTTAATCGTGCTTCAAAGAACTCATTGAATTCGGATGCATATTTATTACAAAGACTTGTGAGCACCTTCGCATAAATCTTGGAAAACATCTTGTTGGAACTGCAAATTTTGTAAACTGTGTCAAATACCTGTTGCATCTTGTCAGTAATCTCACAATCGTCGCCAAAATCAATCGCTTCCCGTATCTCCTCAATTTTGGAAATAATCAATTCAATCATATCTTCGCAATTCTCTTCCTTGATTTTGTTCAAAGATATGCGGATTTCATTTATCTTATCCTGTGTCTCATCTGATTGTCCAAAAACGGTGGCTTTAAATACAGGTCGTTTCCACTCATCTTTGGACTCCTTTGGTTTCTTGTAAGTTCTCTCGCGAACTTCCTTCTCTTTAGGCTTTTTATGTTGGTGTGTCGTTGTTACTGGTGTTGAATTGTATTGATTAATATAAGTGTTTGGCGTTTTTTCCACGTAACCAACCAGTCTACAAAGTGCCCGTATCGAACTTAGAACGGGGTCGGGTAAATCGCACTTTCCAATTTTTTCAAACTCTGTTAAACTGTAGGCCATTGTGTATATTATTGTGTTTATATTTATATCATTTTATTTCATTTTTATTTTCAATTTTACAAATTATCTAAAACGACTTAAAAACAAAATTGATACTATAATAAATAAAAAAAATGACCGAAGAATATGATAAAACCAAAATAATTACAGGATGGGAGGATTGTGTAAAAAATCATAATTTATTGCGAGGCATTTATGCATATGGTTTTGAGAACCCGAGTCCAATCCAGTCAAAAGCCATTTATCCAATGACCTGCAAACGAGACATTATTGCACAGGCGCAATCTGGAACTGGCAAAACCGGTGCATTTACCATTGGTTCACTCTCTTTGGTAGACCCAGATGTAAACAAGACCCAGGCAATTTTGTTGGCTCCCACACACGAGTTGGCCAGTCAAACTACCGTGGTTTGTGCTTCAATTAGTTCTCATATGAATGTTTGTGTGAAAAAATTCGTAGGTGGAACTCCTGTAATGGATGACCGCAAATCGATTGAAGAACAAAATCCGCATGTGGTGGTCGGATGTCCAGGTCGCATCTTTGATTTAATTCGAAGGGGCTACTTAGATGTAAGAAGTGTAAAAATTTTTGTTGTTGATGAGGCCGACGAAATGTTGTCAAAAGGGTTTCAGGAACAAATCCAAAGTATCTTTCAATGGCTTCCCAATGATGTCCAGGTGGGTATTTTTAGTGCAACTTTGACACGGGAAGTGATGGAACTGACGCCCAAGTTTATGCGCGACCCGGTGGAAATAACGATGACTGCTGATAAATTGACTTTGGAAGGAATACGACAATATTACATTGCATGTGATTATGACGACGACAAATTTGATTCGCTGAAGAAGTTGTTTAGGCTCATTAGTGTGAACCAGTGTATTATTTACTGCAACAGTGTGAATCGCGTTTCGCAGTTATGTCAAGCGATGCACGCAGAAGGATTTGCAGTGGATTGCATTCACCGAAATATGAGTAAAGTAGAGCGTGAAGAAGCCTTTCGCAGCTTTAGAAGTGGTCAGACGCGATTTCTGGTTTCGTCCAACATAACCGCTCGTGGCATTGATGTTCAGCAGGTGAGTGTTGTCATTAATTTTGACATTACACCAGACCCACATACCTATTTGCACAGAATTGGGCGAAGTGGTCGTTGGGGACGAAAGGGAACTGCTATCAATTTCATTACACAGCGAGATACGCGAATTATGCGAGACATTGAGAATTATTATAGCATTCGAATTGACCCTTTACCTGAGAATGTTATCCTATAAAGGGGGCTACGCCCCCCTTTGACCCCCATCACTATGTTACGTTTAAAAATATCATATCACTTCTATGATATTTTTATAAACCCAATGTATTCAAAGAAGCAAAGCTTTTCTTACATAAATAATGCATTCGATACAGTGAAAATATATAATACAAAATATTATGAAGATATAATATATATATATTTATAATGTTAAAAAAGTTAATAACTGCTGTAAAAAAAGGTGACGTTCAAGCAGTAGCTGATCTTATTGAAAAGAATCCTAAATATTTGGTTCCTAAATATTTGAACCGTGCAATTTTTGAAGCAGTAGAAGTTGGAAATGTAAATATAGTCAAACTTCTTCTTGGAAAAGGTGCAGATGTAAATTTAGAAGTGGGTGGTGATAGTGCAACACTTCTCTATATAGCAACTGAACAAGGAAGAAAAGATATGGTTAAACTTCTTCTTGAAAACGGAGCCAATGTAGACAAACCAGCCGATGTATTTATTAATGGTACATATATTGAAAGATCCCCTTTATCCATAGCAGTTATTAAACTAATGCACAGGCTGGTGCCAGCATACGATTTTAATTATTATCGTGATACTATTAAACTCCTTGTAAAACATGGTGCCGATATACACAAAAAAGACAAAAACTATAAATCACCTTTGGAGATTTCTGAAATCGAACCTGATATAAAAGCTTTTCTAATAGAAATAGATAGACAAAATAAATTAGTAATGTTATCATCAATATATGAAGACCGAGAGAAGGGATTGGGTCAGTACCTTGATGTCGAGTCAAAAGAACTTGTTTATAATTTTTTAGGGACAGGTAAAAAAAGAAAATCTACAAAAAAACAAAAATCTAGTAAAAATAAAAAAAAACAGGAGAAAGGTGATTCATCGAGTTTTTTTTACGTTTAAAAATATCATATCACTTCTATAATATTTTTATAAATGAATTTTAATAAAGAAGAGGTAAGTGAATCAAAAAAAAGCGAATCAAAAACAAAGTTTATTCTACCAATCGAGTATTTAGACGAAAATGTTGTCCATCCATTGTCTGAAGTGGTTGCATCTGATTTGGAACTGGTTTCCGCCACTGCTTCCGACCCTATGTATGAGACCTTATTAAAACCCAAACACCAGTTTGCCAAAGATATGATTCACAATTGGAAAAAATCATTCACCAGTGACACCGAGTTCTTAAAACAAACCCAGCAAGTTATATTAAGTTCTGAGCCATCAACTAATGTGGTTGATTGTGGTGCAATTTCAACTGTGCTAAAGGATATTTACGAAACCCCCGCTTTCCATGACCGATATAGTTACATTGATATCGACAAATTCCATTTCATCAATAGTTCTTCCAAATTCTTGGGGTTCTGGACAATAATTAATTTGTTGTCGCCCATTTTCTCTATCATTCTCCCACTGATTTTGATTATTGCCCCCTTCGTTTTATTGAAAATTCAGCGTGTCCCCATTGAATTCAACACCTATATAACAGTGCTCAAAGACATTGCGAAAAAACACGCACTCGGAAAAGTGTTTTCTTCCATGAACGATTTATCTATCAATAATCTGGTTTACGTCCTTTTCACAGTTGCAATGTATGCCATGCAAATGTATCAAAACGTGAAATCGTGTATGCGATTTTACACCAATATTAATCTTGTTAATACAAATCTGCTTACGTTGAAACAATTTATTGACCATTCTATCCAGGGTATGGAACAATTTTTGCAGAAAAATTCCGGATTATCACGATATCGCGGATTTTGCCATGATGTTTCTCTCCATTGTGATTATTTGTTAAGGCTAAAAAATGAACTGAAAGATGTGAAACCTTTTGAATTTGGTGTGTCCAAGTGTTTTGAAGTTGGTTATTTATTAAAATGCTATTATTCTCTGCATTCCGTTGCCGAATACAAACTGGGTCTTCAGTATGCAGTTTCTTTCGAAGGATACCGAAGTAATTTAGAAAGCCTTGCAGAACAAGTGAGCCAATCAACCATTCATTTTGGTGCATTCGCCAATGGTAAAACCGTTTTCAAAAAACAGCATTATCCGACCCATACAGATTCGGTGTTGAACACCGTGGACCTGAAGAAAAATCTGATTATTACCGGACCCAATGCTTCTGGAAAAACCACGCAACTGAAAACCACCGCTATCAACATCATTTTTACGCAACAGTTTGGACTGGGATTCTACGAGTCCGCGTCTTTAACCCCCTATACACACATTCATTCATACTTGAATATACCGGACACTAGCGGTCGCGACAGCTTGTTCCAGGCGGAAGCGCGAAGGTGCAAAGAGATTTTGGATATTATAGATTCGGAAGAAGAGAGTCGACATTTTTGCATATTTGATGAACTGTTCTCGGGGACAAATGCGGATGAAGCAACCTCAGCATCATTTGGATTCCTCAAATATCTGCAGAAACACGAGAATGTGGATTTCATTTTAACCACACATTTTGTCAAGTTGTGCAAGATGGTGAAGAAGGCGTCCAATCTGCAAATTGAGAATTTCAAGATGGATGCAACCGTTGATGGCAACAATATTGTCTTCCACTATAAGCTGGTTAAAGGCATTTCCAAAATTAAAGCGGCAAAACTGATTCTGGTTCAGATGGGGTTTCCCGAAGAAGTAATAAGATAAAGGGAACCAAGGTTTAAAGAAAACCTACGGTTTTCCTTTGACCTTTCCCTTTTACACCTTTGCGCATTTTAAACGTGCAAAGGTGTAAAGAAAACCTACGGTTTTCTTTAAAATTGAAATGTTTTTATGCGGTTTTATTAAATGCATAAAATAAATTCATATTATTTGCTAATAAAATGAGTTCATATAAAGATATTTTGTGTAAGAGTATATCGGCTTCAATAATTGAAGCTGAAAAAACAAGAGCCTATCGCCACCAATATTATCTCTATGAAAAACCTGCAGTTCCGGTTGAGTGCTTTGTTTGTAAGCAATCGTTTCTTGAAATATATAATTTTCGGTATTCTATTTGCCCTGAAAAATATGAAGATGTATTTATTTGTTGGAATGTTCAATGGGAGCCCGTTTGTCGCGGTTGTCTGAATTCAAGAATGGTTGAGGAAGAGTATCAGAAGCAGTTGGAAGAATATGAGGCAGCAGAATTGGCCAAAATGGTTGCATGTGTTGAGTGCGGTGAGAAGGTTGACCCGAGTGATATTCTTACATCGCGTAGCGATTGTGAATTGTTGCCGGTATGTATGGCAAAATGTTATAAGAAGGTCTATCCTTATGGTATTGAGCCAGTGGATTATGATTTGCTGTTCGGCAAATATGATAATTCAAGAGGTATGGAGGATTCCCATATGGCCGAAGATGAGATTTATCGCCGGTTTATTTGCGACGTTGCAACTGGACGGTTTGAAAGTCCAGAGAAGATGATGGAGATGGCGCAAAAAATAAAAAAAATAATTGATGAGAGAGCAAATTGCGGTAGATGGTTTGCATAAATAAAGGGAACCCTCCCTTTATATGAAAGGGAAAGGTCAAAGGAAAACCGTAGGTTTTCTTTAAAATTGAAATCTTTTTTTTATAAAATGCATAAACCAAAAACAAATTAATTGCAAACAATGAACCAAAAACAAAAGTTGCTTGAAATGCGAATTGCTGACCATGAGAGACACCAAAAACAAATGTTGCTTAAAATGCAACTGAATAACTCCATGCAGACTCAAACCGATAGTTTCCCCAAACCAAGTTATAAAGATTTAACCAAGCAACCCTTTCTAGCGCGCATTACAGCGCAACTGGAGAAAAACGACCACGATAACTACTGCTCCGACGACGACTGTGAATATACAAAAACTGTCGTGAAAACAAAGATAATTGTGCCAGAAAAGTATATGGGACACCCTGTTGGGAAAATAACGGATATAAAATGCTACAAATGGGCGAATCACTTGCCAGTGCCCGAAGTCACTGTCAACGGGTCTGGATACTGCAAGTTTCATAAACCCAGAGGAGGTGTTGGTCAACATCAATACAGATACACAATCAATAAAGTCGAAATTGTAAAAAATAAAAAATATATAAAAAATTATCATCATGAAGCGAAAACTGTAACTGTGGAACAAATGATGAAGGCATTGAGCGCACTGCCACGTCATGCAAAACTGGTGATGACGGAAGAAGGTTTCTATTCTCAGTCCGATTTTGCCGAGGTGATGCTACCTGAACCGTATATAGTTAAACAGTGTGATGACGAGTGTAATAAATATGGTCTGCCACCAGGAACCAAAGTGTATCGTATTGGACATAGTAGCCAAAGCTACTAATGCAAATAACACTTATGTCAGATGACAAAGAAGTAGATGATTAAAAATATTAAAAATATTAAAATCTTTTTTTATATATCCATTTACTAAAAAGGGAAAGGTCAAAGGAAAACCGTAGGTTTTCTTTAAATTAAAGGAGGGGTCATAGGGGATGAGCGTAGCGGTTCCCCTAAAATTGAACTCTTTTTTTGCATTTTTATTGAATGCATAAAATCAAAATATAATCAAGTAATAACTAAGTAACAAATTAATAGCAAAAAATGAACTTTAGCAGTCTAATTTTAAAGATAGTAAACATCTATCTCATAGTCTTCTTATATAGACAATACAAGAAAAGAGAAGAAAAGAAGGCAATCAAAGAAGAAGAAGAAGAAGAGAAGGACGCTGACACTTGGTATCCCATAAATGATGAACAATCACGATACAAAGGCGAATGGAAGGACGGCGTCCCACATGGGAAAGGAACTAAAGAGGTATTTGAAGCCGATTCATGTGGACAACCGCGTTGCTGGTCTATAATTGAAGGCAGTTTTGTAAATGGATGTGCTGAAGGATACTGCAAACAAACTTACAAGAAAGAAGCAGGAGGAGACGGACAGGAATCATATGAAGGTGAATTCCATAATGGTAAGCATCACGGACAAGGTACATATTATTTTGATGATGGTTCATATCATAAGGGTAGTTTTAAAGAAGGTTATGAACACGGTGTGGGTTATTATTATTATCCAAAAAAGAATAACACCTGGGTTGGAGAATTTGATAAAAACAGAAAAACGAGAGGTAGATGGATTGATGGCGAATTATACAATAAAGAGTAAGTGTATCTGTCACTACAAATAGATGTGTATATAAAAAATAAAAAAATAAAAAGATAAAAAGATAAAAAAATATAAAAAAATATAAAAAAATATAAAAAAATATAAAAAAATAAAATATAAAAATATAAAAATATAAAAATAAAAAAATAAAAAAATAAAAAAATAAAAAAATAAAAAAATAAAAAAATGTATAAAAATAAAAAAATGTATAAAAAATACATTTTTTTATGTAAAAAATAAAAT